TTCCCCAGCCTATAGTAGCTCTATAATTCCTTTATATCATTTTTTGTCTATTTTTTCATACCTTTCTATATACTTACATAATTTCCCAGCTGTTTTTAAAGTCATATTTTCAACTTTCCTACTGCCGTTTCTATAATTTTGTATCATGCTTAACGCTACACCGCTATCTTTTGCTATTCTATAATCTGTAATGTTGCTGTTAAATAATTCTTCAATTTCTTTTATTACTTTTTCAACCATACTTCCTCCTAGATAAATTTTAAAATTATTGAAATTATAGTCGCTATAATTCCTAAAATAAGAATTGTTATTTGTATCTTTTCTTTTTTCATGGTATAATGTGAGTAACAAGTAGGTACTTGGAGCTTTTGTAAGCTCCGTTCCCTTGAAGTATTTAGAAGATTTTAGCAATCAACTCAATTATCGTTTTAATTAACTGTACCAGAGCTAATATTATTGATAATTTTAAAAGAGTTTCTTGTTTGGAATCTTCTTTTTTATTTTGTTTTTTACCCACTTTTTCACCTCCTTTATATTTATAATTATACATCATAAGATGTATAAAGTCAATAGTTATTTTGGAAAATTTTTAAAAAAATTTGTCAACAAAAAATACCCCCTAATTAAAGGGGGTGTAATAGCGTCTTTATTAAGTTATTTTAATCTATCATCCTAATAGTTCCATCTTCTTTTATTTCCATCTTCTTATTGGTTTGCATTTCTCCGTCTTTGTTGAACATGTACCAATAATCGCCAATTTTACGGTATTCTTCTGAAACCATATCTCCGTTTTCGTTGTTAAGGTAATACCAATGCCCTTGATATTCAATCCAACCTGTTGCCATTTCTCCATTTTCGTGGAAATAATACCACTTATTATTGATATATCTCCACGCTTTACTTGCCATATATCCACCAGCATCTAACCAATACCAACGGTCTGTATCTTCTTCATGATGCCATTGGTTTTCTAAAATATATCCATTAGAATTGAATTTAAACCATGAGCCATTGATTAATTTCCAACAATCTTTGTAGTAATCACCGTCGCCTAAATCGTACCACCAACCAGTATCATTCTTAACCCAGCCACGCTCTTCATATTTAGGACGGATAAATCCTACTAAACAACTATCATCTCTAGTCCTAATGCGTGCATATCCACCTACACCAACAGCAGCTCCATCTACATTTTGCTCAACAGAAGTAACATATCGACCATTAACAGATATTACAATCCCAACATGACCGTATTCATCCCAACTACCCCATTTCCAAATTGCAACGTCTCCTGGTTGAATTTCGCCACTTGAATAGTGTTTCCAATCTTTTGGGATAGCGTTTGATAAGTAGTCAATAGCGTTTCCTCGTGGAATCATGCCACCAAAGACTTGGCAATATTTCATTATTAAATCAACGCATTGCGCCCCGTAAGCGCCATCAACATCAATCCATTTATTTTCTTGAGCCTTTGCCCAATTAATCATTTCTAATTGTGTTGCCATTTTTTCTACTCCTTTCAAAAAATAAGGTTGAAGTAATAATCCACCTCAACCTTTAATAACGTCTTTATATTTTCAGTTTTTAATCTTTATTTGTCGCCCGGAAATCTTTGATCCTCATCTTTTCTTGGTTTTTCGTAAGTCAACGCTCGTTCACTATCGGAAATCCCATGAGTAGTAGGGTCTGTAACCACTCCTAATATAGTTAATACAACGAAAATAGAGTTAATTACATCTATTACATTTGCCGAAAATCCGTTTAAATTTAAGTGCAATCCAAACATCTTAAATACCATTTGAACAGCTACTATTAAGGCACTTACAAGCGCTAATACAAAGCCTTTGTTTCGCAATCTTACATTCCAATTAATCATTTAATTATCCTCCTTTTTTAACGGTAAATCTTGACAACGTTCAAATAATTCAGTTACTACTGAATTTCCTCCTAGATTTTTGTAACTTTCATAAAGTAAAGAAAGTTCCTTTAATTCATGCACCCCAATAGTACCTCTGTCTAAAATCCTTGTCATATCTTTTAAAAGTCTATATCTAGTTATTGCCAAAGTTCCGTCTGATGTTTTTTGAATTTTACTATTTATTTCTGTTAGATTATTATCAATCTTTTCTAAATTCTTGTTACTTCTTTTCAACAACCACGCTATAGTGGGTGCTATGATAGTAGTAACAACTGCAACTATAACTCCTTCACTAATCAATCATTAAATGACCTCACTTTCTACAAATTTTAAAAGGGAGCAATTAAGCTCCCTTGATACTATTCATGTGCTAAATGCTCTAAGTCCATATCGATTAAGCATTCCTTAACTTGTTCTTTTAAGAACGCTGGAACACTTGCAAATGTTCTTTTGCCTTTAGCTATATTAATTGCGAATAACATTGCCATCATTAGTTTCACCTCCTTTGCCGTCTTCTTGAGTTTTCTCAGCTTCTTCATGCTGTCCATCTCCTTTAGCTAATTTATCGCCCAGTTGGGTGATAAGTTCCATAACCGAGCCTTGAGTTACCTCAAGCTCCTTCTTCATCTTGTTTACTTCCTCTAGTTGCTCATCCATAAGTTTTAACTTCGCATCGACCTTGGCAAATCTTTCATTCTCAGCGCGATTAGGGTACGTTTCTTGGTAGAATTGCTCCAGAACTAACTCGATTAAATCCTCATCTGTTCTGTGGTCATGATTACCGCTTAAAATTCTAGTGATAATTGTTTGCCCATCTTGAATTTGCACCCTTAACCCAGTTACTGTTGCGCTGTCGTTAAATATTCTGTCCTTGTAATTAATTTTGTACATCTTCTTTTTCTCCTTTTGAAATTTGCTCGTTGATAGTCTTAATTATTTCATTAAAACCATCGTTCACTTGAACTAATTCCTTGCTTTTCCAATCGCTTAATATATCAGCGATTATACCAACCATGATGAACGGCGGTAAGCCATAATCTCTTGCTGATACCTCTACATATTTAATTAAATCACTCTTCACATTTGCTATTTTTACTTCTACTGGCATCATTTCTTAATCCTCCTTATTATGTAGGCATATTGCTACTGATTAAAATTCCATTTTTAAAAGACATATAACAATTACTGTACCAATAATTTGCAGAACCATCTGAACTAAATCCAGTTGCTACTGCAAAACGGAACGTATTTGTTACCGCACCGCTTTTAAAGGTCAAATTGTCTAGGTCGAATCTCACGTGTTTAATATAAAACCCACGCATGTTAATATCACACCCCGCATTTAAGTTATCAAATTGAGAATTTGAATCAATCGATTTTGCTGTATAATACCACTTCAACGTCGGATTATTACCCACTATTTCCTCATATGCCCAGCCCATGTAGTACCCAGAATTTGATAGGTTAAAGTTTAAACCATGATTACTCGGTCTATCCTTTAAGGGCTGGGTTCCTATCGACCCTATGCGATTATTATCGCGCCAAAATTGATAACCATCATCGGTAATTCTACCCGTTAACTTATTTTGGTTAACTACACCGTTTTCATAAAATGACATCCCTCCATTTTCAAATTGAATATATTTAGAAATGTTGTTCCATGCGAGCCTTAAATATTCAGCGTTTTGCGTTAATACCGTACCAAACTCATTTTTTTTAACAGACGACTCAATTTGGTCTTTAGTTTGATTAATCTTACTCTCCATTTCCGAGATGTTATACTCAGTTTTGTAACTGAAACTAAAGTTTTCTTTGTAGAATTTAACATTTGAAATAGATAGGTTGTTTGGGATTGTCACTAAAAGAGTATTAGTTATTCCAGTCCCTCTAATTGTCAATTTATTTAATCCTTTTATAAGCGGTTTTTTCACAATAAGAGTTGTAACGCCGTTAAAAAACGTTGTTGACATTGAACCATTTACAATATTTCCAACTTCAAACTCTAGAGTGTAAATATCATTTTTAAACAAGGGTTCTTGCGCTACTATCGCAATATTTCCTTGATTGTAGAAATTTTCATTTGTTGTCTTTATTAAGTTTTCTTTCGGATTCTCAAACTCTGGAACTTCGTATATTTCAACGTTTTTAACCTTTGTATTCGTTCCTAGAGGATAGATATTAACTCTTGTTTGGTCGCTTGCGTAAGACACTCGCCAAACATTCAATCCGTTTGTTATTATCTTGCTATCTCCGTTATCTTTTGCATAGTATAGTCTTGTATTTTGATTGTCTGGCACGTCTTCTAAATCAGCTAAAACGTAGTATTCTTTGTCCTTTTTAAGCGGTGTTTTAGCGTTGAAATAAAGGTCATTACCTTTCTTTTCAATCCCGCTTTCAGAACAGATATTCTCAATATTGTAAGCCATTTTGAATTTTTGCTTATTAATCTCACCAATCTTGCTCTCAAATTTATCAATAGTACTTTCAAATGTTTTATATTTCTTAACTACTTCTTCAATCAATTCAGGACTTGGGAGATTATCTAATCTCGCAAAACAAGTAGTTTTGGTATAATTGTACTCAACATCAAGCTGAATCGTGATAGGTGTTCCATCCTTATTTCCGTCCAGATAATAAACGTTCGTTAATTCACCTGTGCTATTGTAAGTTGCGTTTTCTTGAATTTTGTTAAGTCCTGCACCTTGTACTTTAGCGGTTAGATTAAAACCATCTGTAATTTTTTTTCCGTCGTAAAAGACTTCTACAAAAAATTTCACACCGCTAGTTTTAGCCCTCGCATACGTTCCATTAATTCTTACACTAGCCGTTAGTGAATGTGTGTTTAAATCTTCAAGACTTGGCACCCACTCCTCGGGAATTTCATCTCCCAATGCGAAATAAGGTTCGGCAATCTTGAGATGCCCGTTTTTGTTAGTGTAAATTTTGAAAATGTAATCGTCTGTAGAATCAAAGTCTCTGTAAGCTCTTAAGTTTTCTTCGATAATGAACCACTTATCTCGAGGCATCCTGTCGGATATCTGAAGCGCGTAAGCAACGGCATTAGTTTTTTCATTCTTAATTAGCACGAATGCTCCGTTATCAATTGGAATATCACTGTAGATGTACATCGGCAATCTTAACACCGCTTTATCGCCATTTTTAAATGAAGTTTTAGAACTTCTAAAGTAAACTCCCAAGGACGCGGTATTGCTTGAAATATTGTTGTTGATTATTTCAATTGAGTTTTTGCCGTTATAATCACCTTTGTTAAATTTATAAACCCCTCCATTTGTTTTGAATGAGTTCTCATCCTTCATTTCTGAATTAATTAATAAATTAAAATTAGGTAGCTTACCGTCAACCCCTTTTATCATAGTCCAACTATACGCACTAGCATTAGTAGGTGGTGTCTTAGACGTACCTGTATAAATCCCAATGTATTTAGAATTACTGTTATCTGACATAGGTTGACCATTTGCATTATTTGAATATTTCATGTGAATATAACTGTTAGTACCGTCTTTACCTTTGAGTTCGGTTTTTTTAGTTTCTATCTGCCTTTGTACTTCCTCTGTTAACTTTTGTTGCAAGCCTTCGTTTGTGATTAAAAATTCAGATAGTTTAGTTTCTGTGATTAACCCCTCTCTGACCTTGCTAAATACCGTTGATGATAAGTGTTTGAAGTCAATAGCACCAGTTTCAATCATTTCAGAATTAATTTTTAAACCTGTGATTATTTCAGCGAAAAACTTACCGTCTTTAGTAGTTGCCATTCTAAAATTGCCATTTACTCCTGTAGTGCTAACACTTAAACCATTTGAATTGAATTTCCATACGACTTTTGCTGTTGCTTCGTCGTTAGTATCCATTATCAAAATGCGGTCTGAATAGTATTTGATGTTACTTCCTAATCCGTCATTTAAACTATCTTTGATAGCTTCTTTTGCCTTTTCAACGTTGCTTCTTTCAACTTCTTCAATTTTTGTAATCAACGCTTGTTGGTTGTTAATGGCGTTTGCTAATAAATTTTGTTGAGGAGTATTACCTAATTCAACGTGAATGTATCTGTTTTGCAAACAGTCGTAAGTGTATCCTACACATCTTGTTAAGACATTAATTCCTTTGTATTGAACGCCTACAGTATCACCTAAATAGATTTTTTCTAATACGGCATAATTTTTATATTCTTCTGTTTGAGATAAATCAATAAAAGCAACCATACACGTTATTTCAGGCTTGTCAGCACCATTTTCAAACGCCTTATTTGCTTTTTCTTTAAGTAACGCCAATGCTTGTTCGTGGTCAACGGCGTTTTCTTGTGTAGGGCTTACCTTTTTGCTAACTACATCTTCTAGCTCTAGTACTTTGCGTTTAACAATAGGTTTGTAGTTGTTAGCCAAAGGAGATATAACGTATTTTTCGGGCAATAATAGACCATCAAATCCTTTTGGGATAAAATGTGTTACTAAATTAGAAGTATCAACTTTATACTCTATCCCAGTAAGATTTTTAGCGTATTTGATAGTTACACCTTTGTCACTACCGATTTTTTCAAGCCAATTAATACGGAAATTATCGCGATACAACTCTCCGCCCCAACGTGATAGCAAGCTGTTATCTTTATCTCCCATTATTGCCTCTAGTGTATTCTTACGGACTAATCTTGAATTTCTTAATTTAGTAATGTCGCTAACTCCAACGAAATGGTGAGCGTCAGTTGAACGGTTAAGAACCTCTTGCAATGCTCTTGTTCCGTTCATTCCTTGAATGTAAATATCTTCTATGAAGTTTCCTAATAAGTCGTAAGAGATATGTAAGGCGTACCCTTTAATTGTGTCAAGGTCTTTTTGTAGATACAAAATTCTAAATAATTGTTTGCCGTCATAGTTATCGACTTGCAAAATCTTTCCGTTTTCTAATAAGTGACTATCGTCGCTTTCTAGCGGGTACTCAAAATTTAATTCATATACCCCGTTTAACGCTTCCGTTATTTCACATTTTAAAAAATTCTTTAGAGGCGTTCCTCTGTGGTTAAAATCTATTTCGTTGTATTCGTATATGTTAACCATTAGCGATACCTCCAATTATATCTAATTTCTACTTTGGTTATGTTGCCCCTAAAAACAAGCGTATTTGCTCCTACATCTAAGACGGGTACTTTTCCTACCGAATTACGTTCAAAGGACGTGTTATCCTTGAATATAGCGTCTAACTCGCTATCTATTTCAATATATCCATTTACATTTTTTATTTCTAAAATTTGTACCCCATTTTTTAAGATAGTGAAAGTGCCGTTGCCTGTTATTTTGAAATAAGGAAACACCCTAATGCCGTATATGTTGTTAATAGTTAATGTAGTACCAGCTACTACTAACGGATTGTTAATTCTCATAGCATAAGGCTCAAATTCAATAGGTACTAAGAACTTGATTAATCTCTTATCGCCTAAGGGGTAAGCTATTGTTACCCCCTCGACGATTGAAACGTTGTAATAACGGTCTGGCAATTCATCAAAGATTAATTGACCTTTACCACTGAAATAATCTAACAACTCATCTCTAGTGCATTCTGCGTGACCCTCAAACGCTAATTGAAACGGCTCTAAACTGTCATCTTCAACAGTCAGTTTCCCGTCACGACCTGGAACAGTAAAGAATTGAGTTCTTTTTTTGCCAGTAGGAATGTTAGGAAGTTCATTAAATACAATTCCTAAACTATCACTTTTTTTATTTTTAAAAGTTATCACGCTAAACCACCTCCTAATCGTTGTTTTCTAATTTCTAACCCTAATTGTTGGGCTATCTTTCTGGCGTCATTTGGAGTATTGTTGTAGACCTTATCTATGCTTACATTAATATCTCCACCTTTGCCACCTTCCATATAGGTTTTATTTTCTTCCGCCGTTAATACACGTTCACCTCGGTGTAATCGTGCATGGTACCCATCGTAAGGCACATAATCTAAACCATTGTAATGCCCTGATGGCAATGTACTCAATGCTCCTAAACCAACACTAGACCCAGTTATAGTGTACGTTGCGTACTTATCCATCAAAGGTTCTCTATTAGCTGCCCTTATAGCATCTAAAACGTGTTGTCCCCAAGATTTAACTTTTCCAGCATTTATATCGATATTCCTATCCAATTCAGGGTACTCTTCTCTCAATTTCCTCAAACCTTCATTTCTTAATTCTTCCGCACCTTCTTTAGACTTTTTGTACGTTTCTAGAGCATCTTTTTTCATTTTTTCGTAAATTCTCTGTTCTTCTTCAGATAATTTACCTGTAGTCCTAATACGCCCCTCTTTCCACTCTTCAGCACGTCTTAAAGTTTCGTCTCGAGTTTCCTCGGCTGACTTAATAGCACCATCGCGCATTTCATTTAACTTTCTAACAACCTCAGCAGCTTGCTCCTCTGTAATTTGTCCAGCTCTCTCTTTAAGGTTTGTCATTATAATTTCTTGTTCAATTTTATTTTGTGCTAAAATACGGACGCTTTCTTGGTCTTGTTCATTAGTTAATTGAATTATACGGTCTTTCAACTCCTGTGCATGAGTTCCGCTTGCTGTCTTTAATTCCTCAGATAATCTAACAATCTCACTCAATCTTGTTTTAGTCGATTCAATAGTCTTTTCCTCAGTCTCTTTAGCTGTACGTACCACCAAGTCACGTTCCTCCGCTGTAAGACTTCCCATCTTACTTACCATTTCAGTCATCTTACTGACTTTTTCTTGTTTTAGACCCTCAACTTTAGCGAGATAATCTGCTTTGTATTGTTCAACGTTTTTGATAATTTCTTGATGTCCTTTATCGGCGTCGTTATACAATCCAAAATACATATCGCTAGCAGCAGTTCTGATTTTTTCAGTCATTCCATAATAATGCTCAAACTCTTTTTTAGTTGCCTCACTAACTTTCTCGACGTGTCGCTCCATTCTTCCAGTAGCTTCATTAAACACTAATTCTGTTTTAGATTTGTAGAGGTCGACCGCTGGCACTGCTTGATGCGTGAACGCTTTATAAACTCCGTATCCAATAGCCGCTACTGCTCCAACTCCAGCAACAACTGGCGCCGCTGCAACTGCAAGGCTTCCTAATGCTCCTGCACCTGCTAATAAACTTCCGCCCATACTTGCTACTGCTGTTGCCGTTCCTCCTAAACCTAATCCTAAGTCTAATAGCAACGGTGTAGCAGTTAATGCACTTCTTCCTATTGTTCGTAAGGCTGTTGTTCCTTTAGACATTATACTCGCAAGTCTTGAACCACTTTTCGCTACTGTTGTAGTTGCGGTTGCTACTTTTGAGGAATTAGCTTTAACCGTGTTGCTTACCACAGTTGCTGTATTTCCTAGACCTTTAACTTTCTTACCAGTATTGCTAGCTGTTTCTCCTAATTGCTTTGTTTTAGATGTATAAACGTCAATTCCTCTGCTATCAAACTCTTTTCTAGTCTTTTTGTTTGAGGTCTTAACGCTTCCGCCCGCACTATTCATTTGGACACCACGAAGTGCTGTCGCTGTATTTCTCGCTTCAACTTGAATAGCTTTCAATTTAGCAATAATAACATCACTATTTCTACTGATTGAATTTGACTGTGTTTGATAAGTGCTACCTATTTGAGACATTGATAATTTAATACTATCACTAGCCTTAACAATTAAATTAGCGCTTCTTCCAAACTCTGTTGCACTTTTAGTTGATTGAGTTCCAATACTTGAAATATCTTTCTTGAACACTTTGCCAACAAACGTTGATACTGCACCTATACCGCTTTTGAACAGTACAAACGCCTTAATTGCTTTACCTACACCAAAAGTTAGTGGTCCAATAGAAGCAGCTGCAAGAGCCGTCCAACCGACCACACTTTGCATTGTTGGACTCATATTGTTTAGAGTATCGGCAAAATCACCAACTACATTTAGCACTTGATTGACTTTTGGCAAGAAGTTAGTGCCTAGCGTGATAGCAATATCAATAAGTTTATTTTTCGCTATTTGTAACTGGCTTTCTGTAGTTTTGTATCGTTGTTGTGCTTCTTTTTGTAAGGCTGTATTTTCACGCCAACCTTGATTAGCAAGTTGTAGCGTATCACTGAACTTGTCACTTGCTTCTGACGCTCTCAAGATAGTATCTCTCAAACGCACTTCAGAAATTCCCATATCGTCAAGAATTTCAATAGCTGACTTACCTTGTGTTGAAGCATTTTTCAAACCTTTTAAGAACATCAATAGTGCTTGCGACGCGTCTTTTTCAAATGCTTGTTTGAATTGTGAAGCACTTACACCACTAGCTTTTTCGAAGTTGTCCAATGCTTCTCCGCCTTGTGTAGTTGCTAATTTCATCTGAACAAGCAACTTACTCATAGCACTACCACCCATTTCAGCCTCTATACCAACTGAACTCATAGCGGCTGCTAATCCTAGCACTTGTGCTTCGGTTAATCCTACTTGCTTACCAGCCCCAGCTAATCTCATTCCCATTTCAACAATTTCGCGTTCTGTTGTCGCTGTATTGTTACCTAAGTGAACAATAGTAGAGCCTAAACGGTCAACGTTGTCGGCACTTGTACCCATGATATTACTGAAACGTGCAAGAGAGGTCGCCGCCTCAGTTGCTGTTAAGTTAGTTGCAACTCCTAAGTCAACCATTGTTTTTGAAAATTTAAGAATATCTTCTTTTTTAATTCCTAGTTGTCCAGCCGCTTCTGCCACTTGTGCGATACTAACGGCACTAGCTGGCATTTCTTTAGACATTTGACGAATACCTTTACTTAATTTTAGGTATTCTGCTTCTGTAGCGTCAGTAGTCTTACGTACTCCAGCAAAGGCACTTTCATAGTCTTTAGCAAACTTAAACACTCCAGCACTTGCAGCCGCTATTGGCAAAGTAACTCCTAAAGTTGCTTTTTTCCCAAAACTGACCATGTTATCAGCTACTTTGTTAGCTTTTTGCATACTTCTAGTTATTTCACTAGCTTTTGCTGTAGCAAACGCTGTAGCCTTATTCATTTCGCTTTTAAAAGTATCAAGTTTAACCCTCATTTCCGTATATAAGGGAGGTAAACCAATACTACCTACTGTCATATTTCTCCTCCTTTCCTATAAAAATAAGAGGGACTAATAACTAGCCCCTCTTTAAGTTCTTATCTGCGTCTTTTCTACCTAGCCTAATTATATTCTTTAAAACCTCCCTTGACTCTTCCGTTTGTTGCATACTATCTATCCAACTGTCACGTCTTATAAGTAAGTAAGTTGATAGTGGTAAGTCTTCTAGTTCGGTGAAGTTTAGACCGCAATAATTAGCCATTCGTTTTAGTTCCGCAGTTCTCTTATCAAGGTTAATTTCCCATTCTTCCGTAGCAAAATATTTTTCATATATCGCTTCCCTAATTACAGGGGCGTCTGGAAGTGGGATTTTTAGTTTGGGTCGTTTACAATCGTATTCATTTGCATTAATAACAACGTCCAAATAGCGTTGATATATGCAACATTAACTCCCTCTAGGTCGGCTTCATTTATTCTTACACCTTCTAAGTTACGGTTTAAACTTTTAGCAACGAATTTAACACGCTCGTTAACTTCTTTCACGGGGTCTTCGATTTTTTCAATCTCAACCATTTCACGCCAATCTTTTACTGTTAATTCTTGAATGTGTAAGACTTTTCCGCCTTTCCAATCAACCTCAATACGTCTGTTTAAAATGTCTTTTAGCATATTTTAATATCTCCTATTCTTGTTCATCTCTAATTTCAGCTAAGAAGCCTTTTTTCTTCTCAACTGCTGTAAATTCAGCGTCAATAGTTGTTTCTTTTTCAGCATTAAACTCAATAGAAAAACCATTCCCTGCTTGACCGATTAACGTTACACGAATTTTCTTACCATTCTCTTTTGTATGCACAAAACGCACAATATTAGTCGCTAACGCTCCGCCTGCTCCAAATGTTAATATTTTAGTTTTCTTCGGCGTATCCTCTGTAAGTTTTGCCGTTGATAATTTAGTTAATAATCCTAAATCCCACGTTAACACACCAGTCTTGAAGCTAATTTCTTCACCTTTAATGAAACGTTTAACTGTTCTATTGTATTGGTTCTTAACGTCATATGTATCAGGTTTATACTCCAAACTAGCACCACCCGAACAGTGACCTACATTATTATCATCTGTTTCTATTACGTTATCTGCTGGAATTTCCCCATCAGTTGCTGATAGTAAATAAAGTTCCCCAGCACCTAAGATTATTTCATCAATTTTCTTTGCCATTTATTATCCTCTCTTTCTATACCATGTAATCTGTAAGTATTGAGTGCTGTCGTACAATTCAAAGTCTTGTAACGGCAATATACCCCCACCACTTACAGAAAATCGTAGAGAGTAACCGTCTTTTAAGTGGTTACTCTCGTGTTGCTTATTAATTAAACTTTCTACTTTTGTTCTGTAATTTTCTAGTTCGTCAAAGTCATCTGTTACTATTCTTACTTCCAACGTATCAATGTTGATGTAATCACGCTGTATAGGAGTTAAACTATACCACGCTTTATCGCTGTGAATAGGTTGGAAAGTAAGTCCTGTTACTTCATCAAGCATTTTCTTAACTATATGTGAAATCATGTTACTTACCTCCTAGCATTCGCATTATTGAGCCTAAATTCTTTTCTTTAGCGTCTTTTAAGAATGGTTGAGGTTTTTGACCTTTTGTTGTTCTCCAACTACCGTCAATAAGTTTGTAACGCCACGGTGTTTTACGACCATTTCCCGTTACTGAATACTGTCCAGTACCTTGGTGAACGTAAGGTGCATATGATGAAGTATTTCCAACTATTCCGTATATTTCATCAGATTTTAATCGAGTTTCACTCATCATGCTTGCCCTTAATTTCCCTGTATCTGACGGGGCATTTTCTGTCGCTTTACCCTCAAGAAATTTTGTCGCTTTCTCCATTCTTTCGTGTTGTATTGCAATTAATTTGCCTGTAGCTTCTCGCATTCCTCTTTCAAATTCGCTATTGTCCATTGACGTATTCTTTCATAGTTAAGTAAGTCAGTCTGTGGGAGTTGTCAACGTTTAGAATTTCATATTGTACATTATTTAACGTTATACGATTTTTTTTAGCTTGTATATTTCTCTCAAACGTTAAACCAATATGTGTTACTTCGGAATGTTTGAAGCCTTGGGGGTTGTAGAACTCATCTACTTTATGTATTGCAATTTTAATTGGTTTCTCCTCTTGCCACGTTTTTTTAGTAGCTCC